ACAGTCCACCACCTGCACCTATGCCCCCACAACCACGACAAATGGCTATGGGTGGTGATCTTACTCCAGCAGAAATGCAAGAGATTAATAACATTATGATGAATCAAGGTGGCATGGTTGCTGGTGCAGCTAATGGTGCTGACTTTAGTTTCTATAAGCCACCAGAGGGTGTAAGTGTAGAAGAAGCTATTACTACTCCAGGAAGATCTGGTGGTGGTAGATACACTGGTGAGTTTAGCTTTGAGCAACCACCAGCACCAATTGCTACAGCTCCAGCTCCTGCACCAGCTCCTACTGGAGAAACTCCACAAACTTGTGCAGCTAGAGGTATGGTTTATAATCCAGAAACTAAAATGTGTGAAATGCCAGCACCTACTCCTAGAGTAGGAGGTGATGGTAGTAGTAAAGATGAGGATAAAACTACAGCAGATCCTAATGCTTGGATGGATAGCTACAATTATACTGATGTGCAAAGTATTTTAGACAGTTCAACTAAAGCTTTAGAGGGTCCAGAATCAGGTACTTTTGGAGCTTTAGTTAATAGGGTATTTGGTGGTGGAATATTTGGAGTCTTAGGTCAAGCTGGAACTGCAGCTCAAATTGCAGCTAATGTAAAAATACTTGAAAGTATTGGTGCAACTGAAGAAGCTGCAACACTTAAAGGTAAACTTGATGGGTTTATTAAGTCTAATGACTTGGGTTGGATTCCTGGCTTTATGATTGATGGCGATCAACTTGCAGCTGGAGCTACATCTAAATTAAATATTGAAAACTTAACAGAACATTACGGTGCTCAAAAACGTATGGATAAAGCTACTACAGCAGCATTTGGTGCAGCTAGGGCAAAAGAATTATCTGAAAAATATGGAGGAACTGCAGGTAAAGGATTTAAATACACAAGCCCTGACACCGGAAAAACAACTACTTACGAGACTTCAGGTTATCTTGAAGCTATGACTGATACTGAAAGAAAAAAACTTACTGAAGAATTAAATAAAGCTGCTGAAGAAAAACAAAAAGCTGCTAAAGCTGCTGCCGCTGCAGAAAAAGCTAAAAATTCTAGTGGTAGCAGTAGTGATGATAGTTATAGTGCAGCAGATATGATGAAGGATCGGTTAGATAGAATGGCTAAAGCTGAAGGACAACCTGAAGGTTTTTCAGGTAGTACGACTAGCGGTGCTGTTTACGCAGGAGGTAATAGAGCTGAAGGTGGACTGATGCTTAAAAAGAAAAAACGTAAAAAATAATAAGGCTACTCGGCTACGGCTGACCCCAACATAAGGAGAATAATATGCCTGAACTAGCAGAAATGGAAACACCAAAGACTGCAGGATTCGTTGATCGTGGATACAATAACGCAAAGCGTAAACAACGAATGGAAGAAGAAGCTAAGGAGATTGAAAGACTTGAAGCTGAAGCAAGGGGAGAAACCCCAGTAGATGCAGAAGAAGCAGAAGAAGCTACTCAAGAAGCAGAGACCAATACAGAAGCTAAAGAAGAAACGTTATCTGCAGAAGAAAAGTCTTTTAAAAAACGCTATGGCGACCTAAGACGTCACATGCAACAGAAAGAAAAAGAGTGGGACGAAAAGCTAGAAAACCTACAATCTGCTAAAGGGAGCATTACACCACCTAAGTCGGATGAAGATATTGAAGAGTGGGCTAAAGAATATCCTGATGTAGCTGGAATAGTAGAAACTATTGCTACTAAAAAAGCACAGGAGATGTTTGATAAAGCTGATACTCGACTAAAAGAACTTAGTGAAGCTCAGTCAGAAGCTCAACGAGTAAAGTCCGAAAATAAAATTCGGGAGTCTCACTCAGACTTTGATAAGTTACGTGAAGCAGATGAGTTTCATGATTGGGCAGATGAACAACCTAAGTGGGTTAAGGATGCACTTTATGAGAATGCAGATGATCCAGCTTCAGTAGTTCGTGTTATTGATCTTTATAAAATAGACAAAGGTCTAACTCTTAAAGATAAAAAAGCAAATAAAAAAGCAGCAGCTTCTACAGTTACTAAACGCAGTAAAACTCAAGTAGATATAGCTGATGCTAGTGAGATGATTCGTGAGTCAGAAGTAGCTAAAATGTCTGACAAAGAATTTGAAGAACGTGCAGACGAAATTAACAAAGCAATGCGCAATGGTAAATTTGTCTATGACGTGTCTGGTAATGCCAGATAAACTATTGACAAACAAAAAATCAATAGTATAACTAGGGAGTATGAAACAAAAGCCTCTTATGACTACCTTTTGTTTTTACTCAATTTCCAATAAAGTCTAAACTAGGAAGAACTACCTGTTCAAGTATAGGCCCGTATATCTAACGGTTGGCCGACTGTTAGCCTTACGCACCCTAGAAAAGTAACAGCCTCTTATTGGTATTAGCTTTTAAGTAAGCCAACTATCAGGAGGATTTATTATGGCTTTTACATCAGCAGGAGGACACGGTAACTTACCTAACGGTAACTTTAGTTCCGTAATCTACTCCAAAAAAGTACAACTTGCTTTCCGCAAGAGTACTGTATGTGGTGACATCACCAACTCTGATTATTTTGGGGAGATTTCTGCCCAAGGTGATACAGTTAAAATTATTAAAGAACCTGAGATTTCCGTAAGCAGCTATGCTCGTGGTACTACTATCTCAGCACAAGATCTTGACGATGAGGATTTCTCATTGGTTGTAGACAAAGCTAACTACTTTGCCTTCAAAATTGATGACATTGAGGAAGCTCATAGTCACGTCAATTTTATGGATCTTGCAACCAACCGTGCAGCTTATCGTTTGGCTGACCAGCATGACCAAGAAGTTCTTGGCTACTTGTCTGGCTACAAGCAATCAGCTTTGCACACAGATGCAGATACTGTCAATGACCAAGTAAATGGTGATAGAGCAGTAGCAACTGCAGGTACAGATGAGCTGTTGACTTCTATGAAGTTGATCAAAAGCTCTTTCGGCAACATCACAACAAGTTCTGCTGGGGATCACTCGATTCCAATTGCAGCACGTTTGCCTGGTGCAACTGCACTACCAACAGCAACAGCTTCACCAGCAATGGTTGTAGCTCGTATGGCTCGTTTGCTTGACCAACAACAAGTTGATAAGCAAGGTCGCTGGCTGGTTGTAGATCCAGTATTCATGGAAATCATGGCTGACGAAGATTCACGTCTTCTGAATGCAGATTACGGTGAGTCTGGTGCACTTCGTAACGGTTTGGTTCTCAACAACCTACACGGCTTCCGTGTGTACTCGTCCTCTAACCTACCTTCAGTAGGTACAGGTTCAGGTACAACAGGTACTGCAAACCAAAACACTAACTATGGTGTTATCGTAGCTGGTCATGACTCTGCAGTTGCTACTGCCGAGCAGATCAATAAAACCGAAACATATCGTGACACTGACAGCTTCGCTGACATTGTTCGTGGTATGCATTTATATGGCCGTAAGATTCTTCGCCCTGAAGCAATCGTCACTGCCAAATATAACGCAGCGTAAGGGAGGATTGAATTATGGCATTAGGTGATAACACACTCCAAGCGGCACGAGGTAATCAAAACCCAGGTCGTAATCCGTACATGGTTCAAACTACCTTGAATTGGGCTACAGCTTTGTCTGACAAAGGTTCTGCACTTGCAGCAGCCGATGTTGTTCCTGTAATTGCTGTACCTAAAGGTACTATGGTCATGAATGCAGGTATTGAAGTTACTACTGCTACCGATGGTTCTACTTTTACAGTAGACTTAGGTATGGTAGATGCTGATGTATTTGTTGATGGTTTTGATGCAACATCTGCAGCAGCAGTAGTAGCACAAAATCCAGCAGCATACCAGCCTGTAATGGCTGTTGCTAATGACAACATTGATGTAACAATTGCTTCACTTTCAGGTGGTGCTGTTACTTCAGGTAAGTTTCGTGTATGGGCTATCCTAATGGATTGCACAGACATGGGCAACGAAGGTACTGCGGATGAAGTAGATCGTGATCTGCTTGCATAAGTAACTAACTTTAGGGGCTGCTTTCGGGTGGCCCCTTTAGGCTACCTAACAAGAGGATTTATCATGGGTATTACAACAGCAATGTGTACAAGTTTT